AATTTTCTCTGAGCTCGCTTTAAAAGTATATTAGGCAAATAGTCTCCACTTCTATCCACTAAAACGGAATTTATGATCACTTCTTCTCTGCTGTTAGTATAAAAGGGTGCGGCTATATTACTATCAATTCCATATTTATCAAACAAAAACTTATCGTACCAGAAGCTACAATCCTTGCAATAAACCGTGTTCCTTATCTTTTCGTAATTCTCGCCTTTAACTGCTTTCAATAATTCTGTTGCAATCTGCGCATTGCTCATTTCATCAAATTTAAGAGGCAACCTTTCATAAGTCATGAAATACGAACTGTCAACTTTTTTTGTCAATTGAATTTTCTTCTTCAATTTACCTATTATTTCATTTGCAATAACGCGAATATCCAAGTCATGGTTAAGAGGAGACATGACCAACTCAACAAACTTTAAACCTCTACCCCAAGCCATCTCACCTTCATATATTAGCTGCTCAAAATATTCCTCAGGTATACCAAGTGGTTTGAAATTTGTAATATATTTTTCAGATATGAAAGTGTCCCTAATGTACTTGAAAAAGTGTCGGACCATTTTGATACCACATGTCTTGCACTCGAACGTATCCAATGAACACGGTACAATGCTCTCAATGTCCTTAGATATTATGCAGTACTTTAACTTAATTCCCAGAAAACTCATAAAACTATCCTTATTTGCAGCGAAAACTGAATAGAACCAATTTACAATCTCCTGTTTTGTTTTAAGACCTTGTTTGATTAAAACTAAAGCGTCGTCTCCTGATACTGAGTTATGATTGTTGCTCTGTTTAAGACCCATTTTATGAATAACAAATCGTATCGCCAAAACCATTATAAATGTGTTCAGTAAGGTAGTATAACACGATCCTGAAGCCAGTCGTGGACCTAAATTAAGTATGCAATATTTTTTTGTTCAAAACTTCCTGACCCTTACGCACCCTGAACGTATAGATTGCCTCACTTTTTTCTTTGCACATTTGATTGTAAATTAAGTCTTTATTAATAATTCCATCGAACCTTTCTGAATATTTTTCGCAACAATCTAGAATCAATTTCTTCCATGGTTGTGTCAAATATCTGTTGTGGCTATTATCAAAACCGGACAAATCTAATGTTAACTTTATCGTATCGTTTATTACTGTTTGGAT